TGCTCCATCTGTGCCTGCTGCTGCATCATCTGCATCTGTTGCAGTTGACCAGCAACCTGCGCCATCGTGGCCACAGCGGCTGGGTTGATTGTGGCGTCGGTCTGCTCGTCGCGGATGAGCTCCTTCTCGCCAATCGGATCTTCCACGCCCACGCGGTCCATCGCACGCTCTGCCGACCAGAGTCGGTTCTGTACGAGGTTGATCGCGGTGCTGGCAAGTTCCAACGTGTCTCGTGGTGTGAGTTCTGGAGCGATGATCTCAATGCGGTATTCGCCAGCAATGAGGCGCTTGACGTCCTTGTCCTTCGCCTCCCAGATGCGGGCGCACATCTCCCAGACCTTCTTCATCCACGAGTAGAACACCTTGCGCTTTGGCGCGAGGCGTGACTCATAGTTGGCGATGAGTGCTGCGATGGCGCGGGACGAACCCAGCACCTGCGCAGGCGCGAGACCGAGGAGCAGGTCGTTGAGACCAGTTGCCACGGTCAACTCGCGGTCGATGCGGGCGACATAGTTCTCAATCTGGAACTGCGGAATGAACGGCTGGATGGCACGGAGTTCGTTGCCAGGACCAGGCGTTGCCACGCGGCCAGGCTTTGGCAGCGCGTTCGGTGGTACCTCGTCAGGAGCCTCTGCTCCGACCAACTGCCACATCTGCCCGCCGACGATGGACTGGATCATCTGCGCCATTGCAGTGACCCGCTCGTCCTTCTCGCGGAGGAGCTGCTCAGGATCGTAGAGCGCAGGCTTGCCGTACGGGCTGCCTGGCACCTTGCCGTTTGGCAGGTGGATGTACGGGATTTGTCCGCCGTACTCTGGATGCGCCTCGTTCTTGACGAGGGTATTGCCCACGTAGATTGCATTGTACACGAGCGGCGCCTTGCCCGCTCCCTGTGCGACCTTGTACCAGTAGTCGTAGACCTCGATCTGCATCTGCTCGTAGGCAGTCTCGCGTCGGAGCGGGTTGCGCTCAAAGGCGTTCGCCCAGACGTTGCCGATAGGATCGTCGTGGCTGCCACGGCTGGTGTACGGGAACCACTTCTCGCCCTGCTTGACAGGGATGACGTTGACGCCGTAGTCCTCTTGGATGGACTGTGGCGACATCCCGTAGGTGTAGAGCGCCCAGTCTAGGCGGTTGTAGTCGCTGTTGCCGAAGCCGAGGTAGAGGTTCTCTGGTCGCTCAATGATGGATACCTTCGGGACGCGCTCGATTGGATCCCAGTAGATCTTCGCAGCGGTGTGTCCGTAGAGTTCCTTGAGTAGCGCAGCCTGCTCCAGTTGGAGATCCATATCGTTTGCTTCCCACCAGCGGAAGTAGAGCTGCTCGCGCCACTGCGCCGCCTGACGATCCTCTGGCGTGCTGCCAGTTGGGACGTAGTTGACGACTGGTCGCACCGCCTGAATCGCCGCAGGGATCTGGACGTAGGCGTGGTGGATGTTGACGGAGACGTGGGCACGGCCAGCGAGGCGTGCGCTTGGATCGTCCGACCAGTGGTCTGCACCACCAAGGGTGATGGTCTCTGGATGGTAGAGGTTGTCCATACGGCGGAACAGCGCCTTGAGGCGGTTCTGCTCTGGATCAACCAACTGCTTGCGACCAAGGATCTCTTGGAGCAGCGTGTAGTCGTCGCTCTCCTGCGGGTTCTGCTCACGCGCAACCAGCGAGGACTCCAGCATCTTGAGCGCGGCTGCCTCTGATGGCGACAGCTTCTCCACGTTCGGCTGGATGCGGAGCGTTCCCTGACCGCCACGGAGACCAGCGCCAAAGGCGCCTGGGGCACGCTCGCTGCGGTCGGCGTTGACGTTGGCACGGAAGTTGATGTTGGCACGCGATGAGATGGACTTGTTGGCGAGGCCAGTCGGAGCGGACTGGATGTCCCCACCAGAGACGTTCATCTTTGACGGAGCGGTGGCGATTAACTTGCCACGCTCTACTGGATCACGGAGGACTTTACCCTTGCGTACTTGCGCCGCTTTGTCCAGCGCCTTGCCGATAGATGCTATCTGCTCAGGCGTTGCAATATCGGTGTCGGTGGTGTATTGGGCTGGTATTGCCCTTGTTCCCTCGAACGCCGCTGGGATCTTACGAACTTTAGCCATCAGTCACTTGCTCCAAAATAGGTGAAGGACGGATTCTCTACGCCCTTCTCAGGATTCCGCAGCGCGTGCCGCACCGCGATTGCCAGCGCCATTACAGCGTCTTGTTCCAGTTTCTTGTCGTCTAGCCGATACGCTAGAAGTTGTCGCTTGAGTTCGTCCCAAGCACCGCCTGTCGGTAGTTCTAGTTGTCCTTTGTCGATGACCGCCTTGAGGTCATTGAGGAGTTCCACCTTCTTGGACTTGGTTCCACCGAAGTCAAAGCCTCGGAGCGGGCGGATCATTGAGAACTCTTGCTGGAAGAGCCTGCCGCCGAGTCCTGTGGAGTCCACGATGGTGGTGCAGAAGGCGCCGTCTTGGCTGTAAAGGAGGTGTCCCTCGCGGACCATATTCACCACCGCAGAGATGCTCTGCTTCCCGCCACGCTTCCTGATCCTCACCCCGCGAATGTTGGAGCGGTTGGTGATGTCCAGCGTGATCGCCCACGTGGCGTCGTGTGAGATGCCTGGGTCTACGCCTTGGATGTAGCGGTGATTCCTGACTGGAGCACTCTCTTGCTCAACGTGCTTGTACGATGCCAAGATGGACTGGCTCCAGAAGAAGGCGTCCCGCGCCTCGATGAAGTAGCCGTCAATGTTCTGTGGGATCAGGTACTCCGCCTGTTGGCGGATGACATCGTCAAAGTTATTCTGCGTCAGACCGTATCCGACATTGTCGCGGGTGGAGAGTCGGAAGCTGATGAACTTCTCGTCTCGCGCTGGGTTCTCTGGATTCCCGCGTTCCCAGAGTTCTGCGTAGTCGTTGATGCCCTCGCTCGGTGTGCCGATGAAGTGGAGCGGCCCACCAGTGGAGAGTCGGCGGAGGTTGAGCACCTCTTGGTAGATCATCACGAGGTGTGGCTCAAAGGCTGCCTCGTCAAACGAGATGCCGTTCATATCCTTGCCCAGCAGCGCCTTGGCCCGATCCTGCGTGGTTCGGAAGTGGATGCTCGCTCCACCGACTACTGGGTTGAACTTGACCCACGCATACTCACCACGATACTTCTTCTGCGTGTCGATGACCTTTCCGAGCTCCTTGATGATAGCACATCCGCGTCCCTGCTGCGCTGGATGCGAGGAGCCGATGATGGCTTCAATCTCGCGGAAGACCAGTTCTGCGGTCTCCTGCTGGATGCCGACGTGGTACCACTCGTACGGAGCATCTAACCAGCGGCGGTAGGAGTCTGGGTTACCTGGCTGTGGGTTGGATAGTCCTAGTTTATATAGCGCGTGATGGAGGCACACAACAGCCATAGCAAGAGTCTTTCCTGCACGGTTCCCAGCGGAGACGACCGTCGTGATGTATCGCGGTCGATAACCAGTATCGTCACGCTCGGCGCACGCTTTCCACCATCTGACTTGTCCAGGGTTCCCCCTAATACCGAGCCAACGCTCTGCGAAGAACTCGATGTCATCTCGTCCGCGAGCAAGGTCGCGGGCAATGTCGTTGTTAAGCGGCTTCAAGCCTTCTTCGCCTTGAGGCGAGAAGAGATGTTCTTAGCCTTGGTGCGAGCATCCGCCTTGCTACTAGCACCCCACGCCTGAAGCGAGAGAAGGAGTCGGGTCGGGCGCCCCTTCTCATCGCGTTCAGGACCTGGCATATTTCCCATACGGGCGAGGAACGAGGCGCGGCGTGGATTGTCTCCGCTCTTGACTGGAGCCTTGAGCGTTCCGCCTGTCTGCGCCTTATACGAAGCCCGACCCTTGGCGTTCAAGCCACCCTTCGGGTTCTGCCCTTCTTTTCGTTGCCACGCTGCAGTCTTTGGCATTACTTCACCTCGTTGTGGTAATACAGAGTTCCTGGGAGGAACTTGATGGATTGGGTAGCAGCGGCGATCCTGTCAATGAAGGTGCCGTCTGCTTCGTAGTGGCGGTCTGTGTATCCAGCCTTGCGGGCAACGTCGACCTTGACGATGTAGTTGCCAGAGGTGGAGCTAGATGCCTTGAACTGTGGAGTGGCATCCTTAGACCAGCCACAGTATACC